ACATTGGGTAGGCAAGAGATAGAAGCTATAGCTTTTAGCGATTGGTATATGCGTAATACTGACTATCCAAAGGCAACTTGGGCAGAGCCATTCAAAAAGATTGCACAGATTATCGAGCGTACAGGTAATTTCTTAAAAGGTAGAGGCTATCAAACTTGGGATGACGTATTTGAAAGATCAATGCGTGGAGAAACAGCAGAGCAAGCTCTAGCTGACAATGTATCTGCACCAGCAACACAATTAGCTATTGATCCTCCAGATGCAGAATCATTCTCTAAGGCATTTAATGAAAATCTAGAAGCAATAAATAGTGGAGATATGTCTATCGAAGATGCGTTAAGTAACGAGGCAAGAAGATTAGTTAGTCGTAGTGGTAAAACACAGTATGTAAGTTCGCCTACAGAAGCAACACTTGCAGCTAATAAAACTATAAATGATGTTCTTTACGAGCATATTTTTAATAGAGCAGAAGCAACAGGCATACCAGAACTTAACCAGGCTGTTGTATTTAGAGGAGCTATAGATTTCTTAAAAGAACATGGAGGGGATGCAGATACATTAATACCTTTAGTAGAACGTGCATTAAAAGGCGACATGAAATCCCAGGAGGATTTAATAGCTATAAGAGCAATGCAAATACAAAGAGATAGGGTTCTTAAGAAACTAGGGGTACAGGCACAAACATACTTAAATACAGATGGCGCAGAGAAAGCTACAGAATTACAAGCACTAAAAGCAATGCTAGGAGATCAAATAAAACTAGATATTGCATACATGAGTCCACTTAGAAAAGCTGGTCAGACATTAAATATTGGAAAAACTATGTTTAGAGATGATATAGACTTAATGGATTTACCTAGCGAAGTAACTCTTAGGAAAGGTACATCACAAGATGGTGGGCAAAAAGCACTTGCTGATGGCTTTGATACAACACAAGAAACTGGTGCTATGGGTCAAGCTGTTTATTTCACTACTGACGAAAGCAGTATTAGGTTACAAGATGGCTTTGACAATGCAGAGATATATGGAGATCTAATTAATGACATAAAGATATTAGATTTATCTGCAATGAATAAAAGAATAACTGATTTAATTGTTGACTTAGGGTTAGGTAATCCAAAGAAAACAAAGAATGGATTAGAACTTACACCAGATCAAATAAATGGAGTAAAAACATTTTTAGCAGAAAGAGGTTACGCAGGAATAAGATACGAACCTAGAGATACAGGTCGCCCTAACGCACCAGCAGATGAAATAGCTATCTTCGATAACAACTCTGCAAACAGAATAATAGGATCAGATGCAAGCGTACCTCCAACAGCTACTCCTGATGCACCTAAAAGAACATTATTAGAGCAAGCTATTAGCAAATCAAAAGATATATTAGACGAAAAGTTAGATCCAGATTTACTAGAAGCAATAGACAATGGCAAGTTAACTCCAGAAGCAGAACAAGCTGGCGATGTCATGGTTGCTATTGCAACCTATGCACAACAAAACAAAGGATTTAATAAACACTTTGCTGATTTATTAGAACAAACAACTGATAAATCATTAACTGGTCAAAGGTTACTTAACTATTATCGAGGAGCAATATTACTGTCAGGAGAGACTACCTGGAAAATGTTGATAGGTGGTTTATATAGAGCAGCTACATTGCCTGTAATACAAAGCATGGGTGGCTTTACGCAAGGCTTTGCTCAATCACTAAAAGGTAACAAAGGAGCAGCATATAAAAGTTTTAGAAGAGCAAGATTAAGTGCAATGCTTTATGGAAAGTATTACCAAAATTTAGGCAATGCTTTACGTTTAATGAAAGCAACTATTTTAGAAAACGAAACATTTGGAAACTTAGGCGTAGATCAAATGCAGCTAAGAACAGAAAGCAAGTATAACCCTACAGAGCAAATGAATTTAGGTAGCTCGCCATTAGAAATAAATAAAAAAAATGATATATGGTACACAGATCCAAATAATAAAAACTGGATTGCTAATACTCTTATAAGAGTTGCATCTGTTGTTCCTAAAACAACAGGTAGATTAGCTGGTTCTGTTGATACTCTTATGAGTACACTTGTTGGACCAAGCCAGGAATGGGTTAGATATGTAGACCAGGAGTTATATAAAGCAGAGACAGTACTAGGTATGCGCCCTGGTTCTGACGAAGCATGGGAGTATGCAAGTAATAAAGCGACTGAATTAGTAAAAGCTGAAATGGTTGACGTTACCCTAGCTAACGGCAAGACAATACAAAACGCTGCACTTACTGGCGATAAGGCTAAATATGTTATGGATTGGGTTAACTTTACTGACTCACTAGATGTTGTACCAGCACAAAGAACATACGAATACGGAGTTAGACAGGCAAGAGAAAGCGGTATAACTGACCCTACTGATATACATAATCACGCAAAAAGATATGTTGATAACGACTCTAATATTTTTAAAGATAATAAAGTTGCAGGAACTGCACAGTTTTTAGGTGGCATACCTAAAGCTATGGGTAATCTTGTAGAGAATAACGCATGGTTTGGTCTTATATATCCACTACCTAGAGGACCAGTAAATATTGTTAAAGCCAGCATGAGATCGCTAGGTGTAACAGCACCATTAGTAGATACATTCTGGAGAGATATAACATCTGAAGATGTATTTGCTAGAGATAGAGCAATAGGCGAAATATCATTTGGTATTACTACTTTAATGTCAGGTATAGCTTTACTTAATACAGGTCTAGTAGAGTTTACAGGCTTTAGATCGCCCAATTATAGGCGTAGAGAAATAGGTGCTGAAGGCATAGAAAGAGGTAGAGAACCTATGAGTATTAGATTTAAGAATCCTTTTTCTGACAGCGAAGAATGGTCAGACTATTATTCATTGCAAACTCTTGATACCTTATCTAATATTTTTGGTGCAATAGGAGAATATGCAGAAGTTGGCAACAGCCTTACAGAA